AACTTGCTACGGCCATGTTATTCTCCTATACTCTTATTTATCTATATTCTTAAGTTGATGTTGTACCTAGGCTTGCTAATGCACCTGGGTTGTACAACGCAATAGGAATGTAAATAAACTCAACATCACGTGCTGGCTCAATTGCAACATCAACATACAGTTGGTTATTAGCAATAGTGCTAGAAGTGTTGTTACTGCTATCACATACTACCAAGAAGTCATAAACACCACGCTTGCTCAAAATGTCATTTAATGCACTTTCAATTTGAGTTGTGATTGACTTACGTGTAACTTGATCATTTGGTTCAAACAAGTAACCATTGGATATGGACTTAAATATAGTTCTTAGATAGTTTTCTAAACGAACTACGTTTACACGATTACGTGCTGTACTTGTACCTGACTTGGTCTCTTGACCCCAAACCACAATACCAACACCTGGTAACTGTGTGATTGGGTTGATATTCATTGTATACAGACTGTCACGTAGACCTTGTCCAATACTGTTGTGTACCCATGAACCTGTGTTGGCATCAACATAACCAACATCTTGAATGTTGCTTACTAGACCACGATGTGTTCCGGCAGGAGCAAACCAAGGATAGCTGACATTGTCGCTGTACAAGAATGTGCGTAGTACAGAGTAACTTGCAGGAACTGCCACGGTGTTACCAGTCAAATCAGTTGTTACACCGCTTGGATAGTAAACAGCCAGATATGGACTTGCTGTTGCTAGACCGTTACCGTTTGTGTTACTGTTCCAATTGGTGATTGCTGTGCTTGTAGCAGCCAATGTCATTGGTGTGTCACCAATAACAAAACCTGTGTCGCCACGATCAGTGTTTAGTGTTACCAAGTTGTCAATCAACTCTGGATAACCAGGAGCTACCAACAAGTTAAATTGATACAGGTCTTCGCGAACTTCTAAGTTGCTGTCGATAGCACTAGACATGGCAGCAACAACAATAGCTCGTTGTGCAGCTGTACCAGATTTCATTGATCCGTCTGTGTTCAATCCACTTGCACTAATCCATGCACCAGTTTCTGCTGGTAGGCTTGTTGGTAAGCCGATACTGTTGGCGCCAACATTTGGGAAAGTTACATCGTTGTAGTAGTTTGATTTGTACTGCTTGACATTGTAGCCTGAGCGACGTGTGTTAAACAGTAATGCGCCACGTGGGTATAAACGATAATCTGGGGCATCTAGATCAAGATAGTTGCTGGTCAACAAGCCAGTAATAGTTGGCAATGCATCAACAATTGGATCTTTAGTGCCGTCAGTGTCCCAACGTGCATCAGCAAACACAATACCATTGCTGGTTGTTTGATCTGACGTGTCAATCGCACTCCAGGTTGTACCTGTGTAACGATAAATCTTAGGATAGTTTGCTAAGTCGCTAGTATCCAACCACAAATCACCAGCTACCAATGCACTAGCATCGCTTTGTGTGGTTGGCTCTGTAGCAGTAACAATAACACCTGCTGGATCTGTGTTGCCTAGGTTATAACCACGACTATCGCTACTTACGTTTTGATAACCTTTCCAACCATTGTTGTTGATCATAATGTCAACATCGGCAGCACTACTGTAATACCAGTATGTGTTGTCTGCAGGGGCAGCGTATGGTGCAGTATCGGTTATTTCAAGACTGGTGTCATTGGTCAATGTGTCCCATTTACTAATTATTATTGCACCAGTTACTGTATTTTTAGTATAGCCAGATCCTGAAGTAGGATGTCCGTTGGCATCTGCTGCAAATCCTGCAGCTGTCAGTGGTGTTCCACTGACATTTGTTAATATCAATTGGCCGCCAGTTTGGTGTGTAATACTGATTGTGCCGTTGCTTTCAACTGCCGCTGTTACATAAGGAATATTGGCAGCCAAAATGTCTGTTACAAACGAAGCAGATGTTGTGCCTGACAAAGTAACTGTCACAGCGGCACCAACTTCTTCAATACCCGGTGTGGTGTAATCAATACTGAAACTATTACCTGCTGTAAATGCACTAGGTGTTCCAGTGTAGGCAATTGATTCCCCGTTGACTTCAGCAGCTGTGTGAGCTCTGTGTGTAAATAGTTTTAAATTGTTACTTGTAGTATCGCCCACTGAGTAGGTTACAACAGTTTGGCCTGTAGTAATATTTACTCCACCGCCAATTGGATCAAGACCATAAATTGCATTGTTGGTATTGAGATATGCTGGTACATTCAGTGATTGGAATGTACCGTTGGCTGAACTGTATTTTTTCAATACAATGTTCAAACCAACACCAGTTGATCCCAATTTCCACCAGATGCTACCAGTTGGACGTGGTTGTGAATCTGTAGTAAACCATCCGCCACTAGGCGTTTCTGCATAGTTACCATAGAACAAATATGGAGCATAGTATGTGCCTGGAGTAATTCCCAACACAGTACTAATATTCATTGTGCCACTGGCCACGGTAATTCTGCCACTGGTCGCAGCACTTGTGCAAAATAGCACTAATTTTTGTCCTACTGAGGCTGCTTTAACACCTGTGATGGCCGCTGTATTAATATCGCTGGCCAAAGTGGTAGATGTTATTCCGGTTGCTGTGACTGTGGTAGAATTAATTACCAATGTGGTGCCAACAGTAATAGTCGGTCCTGATATAGTACCAGTAACAGCCGGAGTTGATAACTGCCATACAGTAGATCCCACTTGTACCCATGCATTTGATCCAGGACCTCCGTTACCTGTGGCAACAGAGTCGGTACCTGTTTTTTTCCATAGTCTCAATGAACCAGGATTTGTAGCATCGGTGTCTACTGCCACAATAGCATAACTACCAATTGTACCAATTGATTGTTTAGGTTTTGGTACAGCATAAGCGAATCCACTGTCGTTTTCAACTTGAGTAGAATCTGTAATTACCAAAGGAGAAACATGATCAAAACCAACATCGGTGCGATTTAAACTGTAAATGCCCCACTCTGTGTTGACTGTGTCTAGCCAAAATGTTCCATCAGCAGGTGCGTTATTTGGACGCACACTAGTACCAACCAATTGATCTAGGTCAATGTCAGCACGGATAGCATACAATTGATTGCCTAGGCCCAAGGCACTATAAGCTGTCATTAGTCCGTATTCGTTTAGTTCACCAGCATGTACTGGTGTACCTGCAGAACTTAGTCGGAATGTAGGTGTACCCATTGCTGTTACTAGATCACGTTGACTAGTAAAGCTCTGTAATTTACCTGCATTAGCTGCAGATGTACCCGATGCTATTGCACCGTTATAAGTCTTATCTTGTGCTGTTGCCAATACTACTAAAGGTACTGATCCAACTGCGTTAGATACGTATTGACTCTGATCGTTAATGGAAATTTGAATTCCTGGGGAAACTAGTGCCATGGTTATATATCCTTTATATTACATGTTAAAGTTATTTATTAAGAAGTGGCATTTTTTGGGTACAATGGTGCCCTTAATTAAGGTTTGTTAATGTATTTGCGGTTAAATACAGCATGACCAGACCGTTATGCCCAACCTGTAATGCCAGACCCGTGGCCGTTAATTGCCATCATGGTGAACACACCTACTATCGTCGGCAATGCGATGCTTGTTTACGTATAGGAAAAAAATTAAAACCCAAGCCGCCAGCATGGGCACAGAGTGGTTATAAGAAAAAAGAACGTTGCGAACTGTGCAACTTTAAAGCCAAGCACATGAAACAGTTATTTGTATATCATGTTGACGGTAATTTAAAAAATACCAACACATTTAATCTAAAAACTGTGTGTGCCAATTGTACCATTGAGTTGGCCGCTAGTCGGATGCCATGGCGGCAGGCTCCGATAGTACCAGATTTTTAATATTTGTGTATAACTCGTCGATAGTACCATTGTTATCAATTTCATAATCAAATTGAGTACCTACCCAAGCAGTTTCGCTGATATGTACGCCTTGTGCCTGTAAGTATGCCACGGCACTTTGCACCTGGTGATTAGCTGCCACGGCTGAATCGTACCAATATGGTAGTATGCCACGTTTGACCCAGACAATTTTACCACCAGCATTACGGATACTTGTAATTTCGTTGGGAAAACGCACATCACTGATAACAGTATTGTCGCTACGACGGCTTAGCCTTGCTTCCAGTGCAGCAATCCAAATATCATCGTGAAACGCCCGACGACACACTTCTGTGCCCCAATATTGCAACACCCAACGTGGTGTAAGGTTAGGCATGTTCAAGCGTTTGGCCCACCATGCATCCACCTGTTCTCTCCAGGCTCTAGCTTCGGGTGTACGACCTTCTAGTAGTTCTCTGTCCCACCCAAACACGGCTGCCACAGCATCTTTGAGTGTGCCAGCAAAGCTGTCTCTGCGATAGCCATGAAAACCAACCAAATAGTCAGCAATAGTATCTTTACCGCTACCAATAAACCCACATACGCCAATGATCATAAAAAATGCTCCGTGTTATAGGAGCATTGTAACATGTTTCGTCGTAGTGTGTCAAGTTATCCAGTTACCCAGGTTAGTGGTTGACTTCCATCTACGTAGGTTTTTAATTCTTCTTCTAATTTTTCCATCTCAGCCAAGGCTTCTTGTTTGAGAGCATCTCCATTTAGACTTGCTCCACCTTGTGGTCCTGCAATTTGGCTAAATTTGCTACGTGCTTCTCCCAAAATACGCTTGCAGAAACTGTAGGCATACTCTTGGATCCAAGGAAAAGCATAGGTGTCATTGAGAATCATTTGATCTGGTTTGGTGTTGTACATCCACAGCAGTACTGATTCTTGTTCATCCATTGGAGGATTGTTGCCTTGGGTTGGCATTTTACGTACCAGTATTAGTTTTTTAGTTGTGGGATTGAATGTGTAGTTTATAAAGCCGCCAAACATGGTCATGGCCAACTTTTGATAGCTGGCAAACATTTCGTAGTTGACCAGGCCGCCAACACGTCCAGCAACCAGCATATAAGTGTTTAAGTAACCTGAACTGAATGGCTCAAATTGACTGGCACTTGTGCCTGTCACGCTACCAATACCGCGGCGATAAACCGCACGGATTGTTTGAATTTCTTTGGGCAAAATGTATTCTTGTGTTTCGGGCATCAGCTGTAAAAAGCAATAGCTTTCTTCCACGCTGTTTTGAGCACGTTGGCGATACTTGATCATGGCCTGTGTAATGCCCATTTCATAGTGTTCTTTTTCCAACTCAACATCAACAATGCCGTCACCCAGTCGCATACGAACATAATCTGTGATTGCGGCTCGTAGACTGTTGGTGGTACTGCCGTATTCCCAATTGGGGTCTGTGATGCCGCTTTGACTTACTGTGGCACTTCCTGGAAAAGCTATGTGTGCGCCGGACTGAGTGCCCGTGTTGGCAACAAACAGGCTGGCTGTGTCTATGTTGTTTCTAGCGTCGTAACCGGATTCTGCTGTTACGTTACCTGTAAATGGTGTGGACATTAATTACTCCGTTATACAGTATTTATTACTGTACACGAAGTAGTATGGTTTCTGAGTTGATGCGTCCATTGAGCTTGGTTTCTGTAGCTTTGATATTGTCCAAGAACTTACGCAACTCTATCTTGGTAGCCTTGGCAAACTCCTTGAGCTTTTCGTCGGGTTTACGGAGTGTTTTTGACGTGGAACGGTGCTCATCAAAGCCAATAATACCAGTTCCCTTCACGTTGAGTGGTCCTTTTAATGTGTCAGCTATATACTTGCCCAACTTGCGTGTTTTGGTGTTGTAAACCCATAGCTCTTGAGCACCGATAATGTCTGCAGGATTGACGCTGATCAGTCGCATGACTTTATCTTCCTTGGCATACTTGAGCTTGCTGACTACTTTTTCCTTGCTTACTGATTTAGGAGCACGAACTTTCTTGGTGGCTTTTTTGACTCCACGATATTGGATAATGTCGTTTAGGATTTGATCAATAAAAGCAAAGATACGTTTATAGTCTGCTGTCTTATAGTGACTGTAGCCTTCAGTGAGTTGCTCATCTTCTTTGCTGAATGCCAGTTTAAGTTCGTCAAATCGAGCTTGATATACTGCTTCGTACTTGCTTAACTGAGACTGAGGCACATTGTTAGCCACAAGATAGCTGTAAGGACTAAAGTCGTATTTAGGATTTGAAACAAATTCATCGTAGTGTCCTTCTAGTTCGCCGATGGTGTCGGATGTTTTTTCGTTTAGTCTGTCCTGGATGGTAGGAACATAGGCCCGGGGTTTTTCTTCTACTGCAACTTCAACAACTTCTTCTGCACTTTTGCTGTTGATGCTTTCAAGGATGTTGGCATCAATGAACTCAATGTGTCGTTCCTGTAACGGCATACCTTGGCGATGTGCCATGATAAGTCCACAAGTGGTCATGCTTACTGTGCGATCACTGGCACGTTCAAATGCTCGGATTTCGTCAGCGTCAAAGTCCTTGACCACCTTCATCCAGGCAACCACGTGCTTTTTTAAATCCTTTTGAGTGTAGAAGTAATTGTAGTAGGTCAAGCTCTTACGCATGAAGTGATCAAACTCCTCAAACGACATAGACTTGGCACGTTCAGTGTCCCACTTGGGTTCTTCGCCTATGTACTTTTCATCAAGTAACAAACTGTTTCGTGGTGCTACTTTTCTGGTTTTACTTGCTTTACCGTTGATTTTAATATTTGCCATAGTGAATCCTTAGTTTAATAGTGTGGCCAAAACAATATAATGTTCCAATGTTGCCAATGTTTCTAATAATTTATCATTAAGTTCTTTGTATTGTACAGTATTTTTTCCTACTTTGCGACAGTTAATTTCTTCTTTACTTATTTCACGCTGTATATCGTGGCAATTCTTCCAGATTTTTTTCAAATCTGTGCTCTGATGTCCGGGCAATTTAACTATGGTAAAAAATGCCTGGTCCAAACGATACTTGATATCCGGGTCCATAACAACATTATACATTAAAAGGATTTATGGGTCAAGTCACGATAAATACTACAATTAACAGGATTCACTATGGCACGTTTAAGCCTTTGGCAAGATGGTAAACACTCAAATGATTACAAGTTTATGGATAGACGCATATCCGAAATGTTTACCATTGGTGGGACCGGAATCCTGGTCAACAAATACCTAGGTGTAAATACCCAGGGTATTAACAAAGCTACTAGTGCCGCACAAGCATCCGAAGATTTTGATTTAAGTTTTTCTAATACCACCGGAATTAATGTTAAAGATTTTGCATTTGGTCCTGGCATTCCTGCTGGAGCAC